CCAAAGCGCCAGCCCGCCCGAACGGGCAGGCGCTCGCCCGCGCGCTTCGCCCTGCTCGCGGGCGGGATGCGCTCAGCACCGCAGCCGCCCTCACTCCAGCCCCGCCAGCACCATCCCCAGACACCGGCGGAACTCCGCATCGCGCACGGCCCCCGGCGCGCGGGGTTGCTTCATCGCCGCCGCCATGAGCGAGCCATCGCCGTAGCGCGGATGCGCCCGCCCGGTGCGCTGCCGGTGCCGCTCGGCCAGCGCCGCCCCGCGCAGCAGCCGCGCCAGCCGCTCCGCCCGTGCGGGCTCCGGCACCGCCGCCAGCACCTCTGCGGCTGCCAGCAAATCGCCGATCAACACAGATCGCATGCTACAGCCCCGGCAACCCCACCGAATAACCATGCACCGCGATCCGCACCCGACCGCCCGCGAACTCACCGCCCAGCGCGCCCAGCCGCAGGGGTGTTGCCGCATAGACCGCCATCGGCGTGCTCAAAAGCCCCCGCGTCCACGCGCCCACCGCCAGTCCCATGCCGATGCCGAACATGGCCGTGTCACTGGCAAGCCCCATTTCCCAGCCGCTCAGCGTGCCGGTGATCGCCTCGGTCACCCGGGCCGACACCGCGAACACCATCATATCCGACGGGATCGTCGCCGTCGGCACATGGCTGGCGCCCGCCGCGATGTCCTCGTCGAACTCGATCACCTCGAACCGGGACGCGGCGCCGGATACGCTCAGCCCCAGATCGGCGGCGACCCACGCGCCCCCGTCATACACCCGCACCCGGCCCTCGTCGGCGATCCACGCCCGCCAGCCCCGGCGCGGCGTGACGAACGCCCAGCCGCCGTTTAGCCCCACCGCCAGCCTGCCGCCCGCGCCCGCCCATGCGTTCACCGCGCCTGCGGGCACCGCATAGACCGCGCCTTCGACGACGATCCCCGGCGGCGCGGTCAAACCTCGGCTTTCCACCACCAATTGCGCGAGCGCGTCGAGCCGCCCCAGCGCCTCATTCACCGTCACATGTTTTTGCGCCTGCGCGGGCATCAGCAAGGGCAGGTTCAGAATTGCGGTCTCATCCATTGATCTCGATCCTCTCAAATGGGCCGGTGCCAAACCGGTCCGACAGCTGCGCCACCTCGATCGTGCAGGGCAGAGCGACGCCATCCGCCGCGCGCTGCCCGGCGCTGTAACTCCATTCCGGCATGCTCTGCGTGACCTCCCGCCGCACCGCGCCGGTCGCGTCGCGCACCCGGATCAGGTAAAGCTCCCGCGCCTCGCCCAGCGGCACCTCGTAGGAGGCCCAGCTGTCGCCGCCCTCCCGCGTGCGCCGCACCCATGTCAGGTCCAGCCGGTCTTCCGCCCAGACCGCGCGCAGATGACAGGGCCGGTAGGGCCGCAGCCCCACCCCGTCAAAGGCCAGTTGCATATGGCTGTAGGACGCATCATCGATCCTCCGCGCCGCCGGTCCGATCCGGTAATGCCGTGCCAAGCCGCGCGCGTCCTCCGCCAGCGGGATCTGCCGCGGTACCCCGTCCAGCAGCACCGCGCGACTGCCCACCGGCCATAGATCAGGCATCACCGCGTCGCTGCCCGCCTGTCCGCGCAGCAAGCCGTCCAACTCCCACAGGTCCGGCCCCACCAGCCGCGCTTCGCGGTATTGCAGCACCTCCCACGGGCCGGTCGATCCCGCGCCCAGCGCCAGCACATTCGCCCCGTTCAGCACCTCCAGCGCCGAAGCCGACAGCAGATCCGCCCCCGGCACCATCCGCAGCCGCAGCCCCGCACCCCATTGCCACCGGCCGATACGCCCCGCAGGCAGGGCCCTGACGCTTTCGCCCAGCGCCGAAGGCGCCTCCACCACATCCAGCAGCGCATAGCCGTCATCGGCAGGCGCGCCATGCACCGCCACCGTGCCCGGCCACGGCGTCGCGCTGACCGCCAGATGCGGCGCATGCGGCACTTCATCGCCGCGCAGCAGCGGCAGATCCATGAACACCGCCTCCACCGGCAGCGCCGGGGTGAACGCCCCCGTGCCCGGCAGGTCCTCGATCATATCGGGCGGCTCATGCACCTGCGGCTCCACCCGCACCGCCTCGATCAGCCGCGCGCCTACGGCCTCCACCCGGTCGATGCGCCACAGATCGTCGCTGCCCCGCGCATCCTCCAGCCGGATCAGATCGCCGGGGCCCAGATCGCGCCGCGACGGCGGCAATGCCAGCCGCGCGGTGTCCCGCGCCACCCGCGCCTCGGCCAGCCAGCGCTCCGCGATGGCGCGCCCCTCCGCCGCGCTCAGCACCATGGCCAGTTCGCTTTCGCTGACCGGGGCCGCGTCATCGCCGGGCACCACCGCCTCCGCCACCCGCGTGGCGAAATCGCCATCGGCCTCCACATGGCTCAGTCGCAGCCGCCCGGTGACCTCCGGCTCCGGCGCGCGGCTCAGGTCCAGATCGGCGTCGAGCCGGTCGCTCACCGCCATCTCCCCCCGCGCCACCGCAACCCCGGCGCGCGCCTGCCCGCGCTGGCGGAAGCTGACCTGCCCGCCCCGTTCGATCACATCCAGCCCATGCGCCAGAACCAGCGGTTGCAGCCGCGCGCGCGCATCCTCCACCCGGTCGGTGCAATAGCCGCGCACCGTGCCCCACAGGCCCGTCACATCCGGCACCAACCCGGCGCGGGTGCAGATCTCCGCCACCACCGCCGCCAGCGCCGCGCCGCCCGTGCGCCCGTTCAGCCAATGCCCGCGCGGATAGTTCACCCCGTCGGACCACAGATCCGTCTGGTTGGGGAACCACGGATGCGGGCGCGCGTCCCACGCCCAGACATGCGCGCGCGCCATATCCACCATCGGCCCGCCATAGATGTCCGACACCGGATTGCGCGCCGGATCGCTCCAATAGCCCGCCATGGCCCGCAGATACTGCGCCTGCATCGCATCGTCGCGCCGCCCGTCCGAAAACGGAGGCAAACTGGATTCGGCGCTTTTGGGGTCCAGAAACCGGTTCGGCGCATTGGCGCCCTTGTCGATCGCCGCACAGCCGTATTCGGTGAACCGAATGGGCTTGGACCCCGGCACCCACGCCGTCGCCTGCGCCTGCCGCACGCCGCCCAGCCGCTCGTGATGCGCCGCCTGCCACCAGCCGCGCAGATCCTTCACCCGGTAGACCCACGGCTCCCCATAGGCGCCATCGGTGATCGGCACGCGCCGCTGCGCCACGCGCGCGGCATCATTGGGGTAGAACCAGTCATAGCCTTCGCCGCCTTCGATATTGGCTTGCAGATAGGCCACGTCATGCACTGCCTGCCACCCGGCCTGCGCATCCAGATGATCCGCGCCGTCGCGCCAATCGGCCAGCGGCGCGTAATTGTCGATGCCGATGATATCAATGTTCTCATCGCCCCACAGCGCATCCAGCGGAAACCGCAGATCATCGCCCGCGCCCACGGGAACATAGCCGCCATATTCGGTCCAATCGGCAGCATAGCTGATCGCGCAATCCGGCCCCAGAATCGCGCGCACCTCCGCCAGCAACGCCCGCAACTCCGCCACCGCAGGGAAGCCCGCCGCATCGCGCACCCGCGTCAACCCGCGCAGTTCCGAGCCGATGCAGAACGCATCCACCCCGCCCGCCTGCGCACAAAGCCGCGCGTAATGCAGGATGAACCGCCGATAGCCCCAACTGTCGGGCCCGCTCCACCCGACGCTATCGCCCCCCGCCACCGCATCCGCCGCCATACCTTCGCCGAAAAAGGCCGTGACCTCCGCCGCCGCCTGCGCCGTGCCATCCGGCGATCCCGCCACGCCCGGCGCGCGTTCGGTCGTGATCCGCCCCCGCCACGGCAATACCGGCTGGCCCGTGCCGCCGCTCCACGGATCGGGCAGCGTGTTGCCCGCCATCTGCGTCATCAGCACAAAGGGATAGAACATCACCTCCCGCCCCGCCGCGCGCAGCGCCCGGATCGCCTCGATCACCGAAGCATCGCAGGGTGTGCCGCCATAGACCGGCGCGCCGCTCTCGTCCTTGGGCACCTCGCCCGCCTCCAGCCGCGTCAGCCCGCTGACCGACCACGGCATACTGTCGCCATCGCGCGCGCGCTGCTCGACCAAGGGCCGCACCCGACACGCGCCACAGCGCAGATCATCGCCGAACCACGACACCACCAGCGATACCGCTCCGCAGACGGGCAGTTCCTCCTCCAGCGCGGCGAGCGATGTCGCAAAATCGCTCTCCCCCGACGGCGAATTCACATTCGCCGCGCGGTTGTCGCCCAGAAACCCCCGGTAATGCACCTTCGAGGTCGCCAGCGCATATTCCCCCGTGCCGGGGATCAGGCAGACGCCGCGCACCAACTGGCTCAGGCTTTCGGCGCCCTTGGGCGTGACCGTCTCCGGCACCGGGCGCACCACCTCGAACGAAAACTGCGGCACCCGGTTGCCGAATTGGCCCAGCGCCAGATCCTCGATCACCACATAGGCCAGATCGCGATAGGCCGGCACCGCGCCCGCGCCCTCCACCGCCTCGATCAGCGGATCGGGCATCTGATCGGCGCGGCCCGTATAGACCCGCAGCGTCACGTCCTCCCGCGCGATCTCCATCCCGTCGGCCCAGATCCGCCCCACGCGCAGGATCTCACCCCGGCACAGCGCGACGGCCAGCGACACCGAATAGCTGTAGCTCACCACCTCCGGCTGCGACGGTGCCCCCTTGCCGCCGCCCCCGCTCTTGCTGCGGCGCTCCTTGAACTCGGACGCCCAGATCACCTGCCCGCCGATCCGCATCCGCCCCCAGACATCCGCGATGGCGCTGCCCTCGCTCGCCCCGGTCAGGCGGAACCGCTCGATGCGCCCCACCTCCACCGGCTCCGCGCCCGCGCCCAGCAGCCGCGCGTCGATCACCCGGCCCAGCGTCGCGCCAATCGCCCGGCCCACCACCGCACTCGACAGGCCCAGCACCGTGCCGCCCAGCGCCGAGCCAGCCCACGCTCCCGCCGCCGACAGAACCAAAGTCGCCATTCACCGCTCTCCCGTCTGATCGCTGCCGCCCGGCGGCCCCGCCGGAAACGCAAACCGCGCCACCACCCGCCGCGCCCAAGGCGGCGTCAGCGCGCTTTCGCACACCCCATGTCCCGAATAGGCATGGATGAACCGTCCCGGCGCGATGGCGCTCACCACGCCCAGATGCTTGGCCACCGCGCCCGCGCGCATCCGAAACAGCAATACCTGCCCCGGCGCGTGCGGCGTGCCTGCAGGCAGTTCCACCAGATGCCGCGCGGCGGCCTGCCACAGCCGCTCCTGCCGCGATGGCTCGGACCAATCGGGCGTGTAGGGCGGCACGTCCTCCGGCCAGTCGCCATGCACCGCGCGCCAAATGCCCAGTACCAGCCCCAGACAATCCGCGCCCGCACCCCGCGTGGCGCATTGATGGCGATAGGGCGTGCCCAGCCAGCGCCGCGCCTCCTGCACCACCGCGCAGGCCACAGCAGCGCTCATCCCTCGCCCCGCTGCAAGCCGGTGACGAAATTCACCAGCGCCGTGCCCGCCTTGCGCCTGCTGCCGCCGCTCTGCGACTGGCTCCGCTTGGGGTAGCTCATCAGCCAATCCTCCCCCGGAATGTCGGGAAAGCCACGAAAATTCAGCATGTTGTCGAACTTCAGCGCACAGGTGCCCGCGCTCTTGTCACAGCCGGCCTCCAGCCGGATCAGATCCTCCGGGGCGACATCGGCGCGCAATTCCTGCCACAGTTCGATCCGCCGCAGACCATCCGCGCCCAGCCGGTCGATCTTCACCACACCCGTCAGTCCCGCCGCGCGCCCGCTCAGCACCCGCACACGCCCCCGCGCGAACCACCCCGGCGCGTAGCCCGCCAGATCAGGCAGCACGAACACACGGCCCCGCGCCACCGCGCCCGCCGCCACCTCCACCGAGCGTCCCGGCGCATCCAGATCGGCGCCGCACGCCGCATCGCCCAGAACCGCCGGGCACGGCGCTTGATAGACCGCCCCCTGTGGCCGGTTCAGCGCCTCGGTCAGCCCGCGCAATTCGGCGGCAAAGCCCCCGTCGCCGCGCCGGATCTCCCCGATCGTGCCTGCAAATTCCAGCGCGCGCTCCTCCGGCACCTGCCAGTTCACCAGCCACGCGCGCACCTCCGCCCCGTCATAGCGCCCGGCCTCGATATCCTCCGCCCGGATCGCCGCGTCGTTCAGGACGCCCAGCGCCTCGCTATTGTCGACAGACAGACCATTGCCCTGCACCAGCGCCTGCGCGGTCATCCCGCCACCGGGGCGAAACACGATCCCGTCAAAGCGCAGCGCCCGGTCATGATCGGTAAAGCCCAGACACACCCCGTCGCGCCGCGTCACCGCCCACGCGCGCGCCACCGTCGTCGCGCCGCTGGCCAGATGCACGCTCAGCGCCGCCTCCGCCGCGCCACTCACAGCCGCAACTCCACCACCGGCACATCCGGCACCTCGCCTGCCTGAAAACTGGCAACCGACGTGGCGATGCGGTCCGTGTCGAACCGCACCGGCACGTCAAACTCGAACCCGGCAGTGATCCGCAGCCCGGCCTCCGGCGGCTCGGTAAAGGTCACGATCCCCGTCGCCGTATCGACCGCGTAATGCACCCCCTCGCGCAGCTCTTGCCCATCGATGCCGATCCGCACCGACCCCGCGACCGGCTTTGCGATAGGCCGGTGATAGGCCACCCCGCCCGAGACATAGCTTTTGCGCAGCGCCACCGCGCGCGCGGCCCCGTCGCCCCGGCCCAGTTCCACATCGTCGAATGTCGGCACGCCCGAAGGCAGCCCGGTTTTCCAATCGCTCCAATCCTTCCAGCGAAAGCCATGCAACTGCCCGGCCCGCGCCTCGAAAAACGCGATCAGCGCCGCGATATCGTCGAGTGAGCGCATCCCCAGCCCCGCATCATAGCGCCGCCGCGCATGGGCCCACGGTGTGTTGCGCTCCTCATGGCCGTTGGCCAGCGTCACCACCTCTGTCCGCCGCTCCGGCCCGCCGACCGAGCCAAAGCTCAGATCCGCCGGGAACCGCACCTCATGAAATGCCATTTCGCCGCCCCTTCGATGTCATGTGACGTGATGTCTGTGGCCCGGACGCTGGCGCGCCGCGCACCTCACCTGTTGCGCGCCCCGCGCGACAGCGCCCGGCCCATCTCCGCCGCGATCTGGCTCTGGCTGCGCCGGAACCCGGCCACATCCGGCGTGCTCACATGGATCTGCACGCTCACCGCCCGCGCCACGCCGCTGCCCTCGACGCTGACCCCCAGCCGACCATCCGCGCCGCGCCTGAGCGGCATGATCGCCTCCGGGCCCGCCTCGCCCATCAATCCCGCGCCGCCGCGCATCGGAAACGCCACCGGCCCCGTCACCACGCCGCCCTGCGCAAACGGCATCACCCGGCCCTGCGCGAAACCGCCGCCCTTCGCGAATGGCAGCACGCCCGACACCATGCCTTCGATCCCGCCAGCGATCAGACTGCCCATCTGCGCCTGCACCGGCTTCAACGCCGCCGAATAGGCCGCGTCCGCGATTGACCGCGCCACGCCCCGCATCGCCTCGCTCAGTTTCATCCCGTCCAGCACCAGCCCGTCGAACGACCGCCGCAGCCCGCGCCCGATCGTGCCCGACAGCTGCGCCACCCCGCCCTGCGTCTGGCCCAGCGACACCTGCATCCGCTGCAACTCGCGCTCGAACAGCACCGCCATCCGCCCCGCCCCGTCGAGGCTCCCGGCCAGCGCGTCCAGATCGTCCTGCGCCGTGTCGATCTCATCCATCCGTCTGCTCCTGTTCCGCCCCGCGCTCGTCGGGGAATGCCGCCTGTAGCTGGGCCAGCCCGGCCCGCGTCAGCGGCGCCATTCCCGCCCCCGGCGCCCATCCCAGCATCAGCAACACCTCCACCGGGCTCAGCGCCCAGAACTCCGCCGGGCGCAGCCGCAGCCGTGTCAGCCCCAGCCGCAGCAAACCGGGCCAATCCAGCCGCTCAGCCATCCGCAACATCCTCCGGCGTGGGCAGCGCAAAGGCCCGCGCCAGCAGCGCCGCCGCCACCTGCGCCGCCGCCACCGGCCCGCCCGCGATCTCCACGCTCATCAGATCGCGCGCGCTGCCGGACCAGCCCCCGCCCCGCAGCCCCGCCACGATCAGCGCCAGCACATCGCGGCTTGCGAACCGGCCCGCCTCGAACCGCGCGACCAGATCCAGCAGGCTCTCCGCCCCCAGCTGCGCCTCCAACTCCGCCAGCGCGCCCAGCGTCAGCTTCGCCCGGTGCGCCACGCCATCCAGCGTCACCATCACCTCCCCCGCCCACGGGTTCGCGCCCCCGCTCACAGCGGCACGAAGCTCAGCGCGCCCGCCGAGGCCAGCGACAGCTCATAGGTCGCCTCCCCGTCATGGCTGCCCGCATATTCGAGCGCCGTGATCTGAAACGCGCCCTGCACCCGCCCGAAATCCGGCACGATCACCTGAAAATCCGGGCATTCCCCGTCAAAGAAGATCTGTCGCGCCCGTTCATCCGTCGCCGCGTCCCGAAACACGCCAGAGCCGGAAATCGCGGCCGAGCGCACGCCCGCCCCGCCCAGCAATTCGCGCCAGCCGCCGCTGCTCGCCATCGAGGTCACATCGACCGTCTCCGCATTGAACGACACCCGCGTCGCCCGCAGCCCCGCCACCGTCTCGAACTGCCCGTCGCCGGTCAGATCCAGCTTGATAAGAAGATCCCTGCCATTCTGAGCCGCCATCGCGCCCTCCGTCCAAACTGTTGAATTGAATTATCTTATGAGTGACCCTGCGCATCCCGGCCCCGCGCCGAGGGCACGCCCGGCCCCCGTCGCCTAGTCCTCCACCCGCGCGGCAAAGCGCAGATCGATCCGCCGCCCGCCCTGCGTGCCGGTCCGCACCGCCCGCGCCCGCTCAAACCGCAGCGAAATCACGCGCCCGCGCGCCAGATCCGGCAACCCCGGTGCCAGCGCGTCGCAGATCGCCGCCGCTGCGGCCTTTACTTGCGCAAATCCCTCCGGCCCGCCCAACACCGATAGCGTGAACCGGATCAGCGCGCCCTGCGCTGTGGCGTCGTCGCGGGCACGCGCCTCCTCCGCGCCCAGCAGCACATAGACAGGCGGCAGCGCCGCGCCCGGATCGGGCAGCGCGTCATGCACCGCCCCGCCGATCAGGTCCGTCAGCGCCGGGTCCGTGACCAGCACCTGATACACCGCCGCCTGAAGCGCCCCTGTCACCGCATAGCTCATCGCGCGACCTCCTCTTCGCAGGTGCAGACCAGCCAGCCCGGCACGATCGGCGCGCCCGCCTCCGCCACGCTCAGCACGTCAAATGCACGGGCCTCGCTCATAAACCGCTGCCCCGGCACAGGCCGCGCCAAATCGCCCACCGGTGCCGCGCGCAACATGACCGTCACCGGCACCCGTGACGCCACCGCCCCGCCCGAGCCGCCTTGCAGCCGCGCGCCGCCGCGCCCTGCGCGCACCTCTCCCCAGACCGTCCCCAGCTCGGTCCACGACCGCACGCGCCCGCCCGCGCCATCCGGCACCGCACCGGGGCTCATCAG